CCATGGTGTACACCGATAAAAAATATGGCGGCAACAAGGATCACCATTCCTGATACAACTGTTGCTAGGATGATTCTATCTTTCATGTGTTCTTCTCCTTTAGTTTGGCTTCGATAGTGGCAAACAGGTGTTTCATGTACATGGGTTTTGGCAGCGAATCGTTGATGGCTTTGCGCTCTCCCTTTGTCAGCCCTTGCCAGTTGTCTCGTGGGTTGCGTTGCCGAACGGCGGCTTCGTGCGGTTCGTATCCGTCCACAATATACGGCCTCGACTTATAGGCTATTTTGTTGCGCTCAGCGTCCGTAAGGAATACCCAAGTCATGCGTTCTTCTCCTATTTAGACATTGCTTTCATAACTTTATCTAGCATTCCTGAAGCTTCTAGCGTAGCGAGGCGTTCAAGACTGTTAACAAGTGATTCAGCATGTTTAGCGGTCTCGGCAAAATTAGTGTTGTTAGCAACCTTGTTAAATTTTTCTATCGCAGAGTTAAGTTTCTCCGCCCCGTCCCGCATCTTTCCGCTGAGGTCGTTCAGTTGTTTGGTCGTTACTCTAGCCTGATCGACCATAGCGTTTGTGTTGTTTAACAATACTTCCGTCATTTCTGTTGCTTCTTGTGCTGTCGCTTTAAGTGTGGTCATATATTCCCCCAATGGCTCGTTTGCTTGCAGAAAATTGTTTGTGTTAGTGGCTAGGAGCTTTACGCTATCCATCGAATGCCAACCGCCTGAGGCTGTTGTTGAGCCTTGTTGTTTGAGTTGACGTAATGCGCCAGCAGTCAGGCCCTTTAGATGTGCTGGATAAATGACTGCCATGTCTATCCCCTTGCTCGGATTGTCCCGGCGCACTCATCTGCCACGGCCTCAAGGTCTGGGTAGTGTTGCTTGTGGTGCTTGTTCGCTACCTCCTCGCAGATCAAGGCACACGCCTCACGCTCGTGCTCCGCAACAAGCTTGGCAAACTTCTCATAAGGCAGGTAATCCCCCTCGTGGTATTCAAACTTGCGCTTGAGGTTGTCCTCGTTGAAGTTCCAAGCCATGTGCATCCACTGGCAGATGTCATCTTTGGTCATGTGTTTTTTTCCTCTTGCTCGTGACCGGGGGCATATCTATCAGACGTAATTGCATCCATAACGCTGTGATAGGTTTTGCTCTTGTCTTGTTTACTCTGCATTGTTCGACCGCACTCCACGCACTTGTGAAAATAAATGTCTTTTAGGTAAGTCCCTACGTGATTGTGATGTTCAGCAACCCTGCTGTGAGGCTCAAACTTTTCAATGCACTGGTTAAATGAACATACCTTTTCAAAAGTAACTGCGTCCAAAAAATCCAAATCTACTTTTAGTTTTGACAATTTAATTTTTTTTTCAGTCATTTCTCACCCCTTCTCCTTATCGTTCATTTGTAAACCTTACAGTCGTTCATATCTAAAAAGGCGTTTGCCCTAACAATAGACCCGCCGTTTACAGTTGCCCGCGTGGTCGTGTTCTGAACCTTGATCTCAATCAAGAACTTTCCATGGCCGTTGGTAATCTTGATAGCCAGTAAAGTCTTGTCCTGCACTATATAAAGAAGCCCAAGCAACGGGACCCCCAACGACAAGGCCGCCTGTCTTGCGTTGATTATCTTGTCGAAGGTTACAAGCCACAGCCCATCTCTTTCATTAAAGAACTGCTCAGTGGTCATGTCATACCGGCACTTGGTCTCAACAACCCCGCAGACCTTAAACGACTTGGTCAGAACAGCATCTACAGGAGACTCACGATCTTTTGGGGTATGGCAATAAACAAACTCCGGGTGATGTTTGTTCAAAATTGAGACCGCTTCGAGCTCATCTTGAACAGTCTGCTGGCCCGCCGGAGTAAAAATATCCATGCGTTACTTCTCGCCCCTTGCTAGGATTGCTACGGCGCATGAAATTGCCGTAAGCATTGCATCGTTGTTTCCAAGTTTTTTAGTGTGTTCGAGGAGTTCATCACACACCTTCACACACGCCTCACGCTCTGCCTTCTGAACCATAAAAACAAAGTCCAGCAAGTTCTCACTCGTAAAGTTCCACCGACCAAAGTCATCTTGGAACCCGATCTTTTCTGCTAGTTCAAACACTTGTTCGTCGGTCATGCGCATGGTATTAACAGACCACTCATCAAGAAGATCCCTAGTAATCATCGTGCCCGCTCCTCCCTAAGTTTCTGCTCGAGCGCTTCGATCTCATACTGTTGCATCGCTAGCTGAGACTTGTAGCGGTTGCAACTAACCTCCCACGCCTCTTTGAAGCAGGTATAAAAGGCATCCTCGTTCCGTGGAGCACGCTTGATAAACCAGTCCGTCCACGCCTTGTTCATTGCCTCGGTATCTGACATATCCACTATTTCATCTCCAGCAGCTCGATTTGCTCAGTCAAGATCAGACCAAGATCCTTACCCTTGATAGATATCATCTGCGCCTCAGGACAGTCGTAGATAACCTTTGCCGCATCCTTGATAGCCTTGTTATAGCCACTCTTGAAGGCGTCATCCCCGCCGCTCACGAAAGTCATAATGGCATCCCGGACAATCGAGGAAGCCTTCCTTCCCTTGGCCGCCCTCTTCAGCATGATGTAGTGCTCCTTGGGAAGGTGCACCGAATAGGGAATCATTTTCTTTTCCATGCATTAAAGTCCTTGTGTAGTTTTTCTAGGCGCTCCCTAGCTGGCGGGTTGTCCTTGAGCTCTGACCTAGAAGTCACCCCGAGGTAATCCCGCAACCAATCGGTAGCCTCCTTCTCAGTGGCCTCAATGATCTGAGTGTCCTCGTGTAGCCACTCCCAAAAGTTAGGATCCCTGCAAAGCAAGCCGGCCACGCGGATAGCCTTGGTCCCGTCAAACTCCTTGCGATCCATGGGCGTCTCATCCCCGGACAAGCGAACCATGACCACCTGATAGCGGGCCCCCACAAAGTCCCGGAGAAGCTCCTCTGGGATCTCGTCAGGGTGCATACACAGGGTAAGGACATAGCCCGTCTTGTCCTGCTTGAGGGCGACCTTAACTCCCTCAAATTGAAGTGTCTTCATATTTTCCTCGGATAAGCGCCAGACGCCCTTCCAAGTACTCGATCACAGCACGGGCCTTGTTTAAGTTGTGACGAAGCGCATCATTCTCAGCGTACAAAAGATCCAACTCTCCATTTTCTTTGAAGGCAATAGATTCGGTTTGAACAGATTTAGGTGGGCGTCCACGGCGTTTTTGCATAGCAATCTCCTTAAAAAGGTACGTCTTCATCAGGGCCCGCAGCCGAAGCTTTGGTCACGTTATCAACAGGCTTGACATACGGCTCAGAGGCCGCAATGGAAAGGCAGTCCTTCCCGTTGATAGTCTTTTCCCATCCAGCGATGGAGATCTTTACGGGGTCTTCCCCCTTGGCCATCAGGGAACGAAGCAAAGAAACCGAGATGAAGATATCCCCCCGCATATCGGGGTGAGTCTCAGCGGTCTTACGCTCGTTGGGCCATAGGGTTCCCGTGTTTGGTTTCGGCACAAAGCTCATGCGGCCTCCTTAAATTTGCCTTTGGTTTCGGTAAATACAGCCATGAGATCTTTGAAGGCCACGGCATCGACTTCCTTGACTGTGTCGAATAGCGTCTTGTTCTTCTTGAAGATTTGCATAACATCCTCTTCTGAGTTAGCCATGCTCAGCGCAACCTGAGTCGTCTGCCCCACAACAGTCAGCCATGCATCGATCTGATCCCCGTCAGGTTTAGCCGGGGCCTTGATCTGCCAATCCCCCTCTTTGCCTACGATCGGCTTGGCCTCAACCTTGGGCTTAGGTTTGACATCCACCGATCCCGTCGTGGCATCAAGGGCATCGTGCTCGACCAACTCAAAGGCCGTGGTCCAGAGGTAACGACGAAGATAGGTCTGAACCGCTCCAAGATTCTGGACGGCATGGCAACCCTTTAACTCAGCCGAGGCCATAGGCGAGGAGAAGACAATCGTCCCGTCCCCATCCGTGTCATAGATCGTCAGGTGGGCGTTGGCCTCGTCATAGGAGACAACCCCGCATAACCCGACCTCGTCGCAGATCCGCTGGATCGCTGGCAGGAAATCCCCGAGCTCGAAGTATTCGTAGCCGGCGAACTTGTTCTTCCCGGACTTCTTAATCTCAGTTTGCTGGAGCTTAATCCGGGCCTTCTGAAGCTTCTTATAGACGTTCATTCTGTGTCACCTTAATAAGTTTGTCTAAGTAATGGGCGGCCTTGATGAGGTCCTCAACGCCGTTCTTCTCTTTGTAACGGGTCACATACTTGATGATGTTGCCTTCGAGATACCCCATCTTGTTGGCGACGATGTAATCCCAAGGCTGGATTGCCTTCTCAATGTAGTGACGCCCGCCTACCTGTTCATCGTTCGGATTCATCACAGACTTTCAAAGTAGCGGTCCACCATTGCCTCAGCCAAGCTAAAGACAATGTTGGCGGCTTGTTCATTACTTAATGCCGCCTCGTCAGCAGACACAAGGATCTGCGAGTTAGCCGATAGGGCCAACATAAAGTCGTACATCATTTCCGTTCTAGTTTTCATTTCAAACTCTCCTGATAATCCCGCCATTGCTGGCAGTATTGGTTCACTGGGCAGAACGATTCACAGCGAGTGCGGCTGCCCGGACGCACCTCGATCTCATAATCCTTACCAAGGGTTTCTAGGGCTTCCTGAGCCTCTTCCTGCCCCTCGTGCAGAGACTTGGCCCTAACCCCACCCTTCTTCTTGACGGCCCACACAGTCGGTCTCTCCCACATTTCCTCGGGGGTGCAAAGGGGTAGCTCCTCATCCGTCTCCAAAGCAAACTCACAGGCCGAGTGCATACTGATCCGGTGCTTGATGTAGGCCTCCTGCTCGTCGTATGTCCACAGCTTGATGGGGATCTCTTTGATCGGGGCTGGCGGGTAGTTCTCGTTCTTGGCCGCCTCACGCCGTGACCAATCCCGGATGATGGCTACGATCCCAATGTCCGTAACCGGGGCCTGCTTGACTGTCTGAACCAACCAAGCATAGGTGTTTAACTGTTGCTCCCACTCCAGCTTCTCGTTCATCACAGCCCATGCTGAGGTGGTTTTGTAGTCACGGATGGCTATCCCGGCATCGGTCTTGATCTGAAGATCAATAGCCCCCGAGATACGCCACCCATCGAGCGTGGTATGAAGGCGCTCCTCCACAACATGGTTATCATCCTTGCCATGCTCCAAGACGCCATGGATCGCCGTCCCGAAGATTGACCACACCATCTCCGAGACATCCTGCTCCAGCGCGTCATCGAACTTCTGAGTCAGAGCAACGATCTTGGGGCTGTTGATAAGCTGAGTAACAGATAGATGCGCCTTGCCCTTGCTATAGGTCGGGCGCTCCAATACATTGACGAAAGTCTGAGGGATACTGAATTTGTTGGTAAGTTTCATACGGGCTCCTAGCAGTAGACGTTCGCAATATATATGAAGGAAAACTGCCTGTCAACATGTTGTACTCACTTT